CTGCAGTCCAACCGGTTATCGATTTCTTCTTTGCAGTTACTCTTCTATCATGTGATCGCCCAGCATATTCAGGGAAATATCTGTGAGGATCAATTCTCTGTCCTTTATATCTCATCTCATAATGAAGATGCGCCGGAGTTACATTCCCATAACCACCTTTTTCAAACCCTGCTAATGCTTTTTTCTCACCAACCGCTTGTGCTCTATCACCAAACATGGTGCCTGTGCCGCCAACATAGGCTAAATGATCGCCCTGAGCAATTTTATCACCAGCTCTCCAAGGTTTTTTTGTTCGTGGGTTAATTCCTTGTGTTGGACTCAAATGTAGGAATCTATGTTTAATTCCATTTTTATCCATCACTTCAATCATATTTCCGGTACGATTACCATGCTTTTTATAAGTTTTTCTGGTTCTATAGACCTTAGTAACTTGACCATCCATAGGCATAAAAACTGGAGCATCGGTTCCAATGCGGGCTTTTTTGGTTTCTGGGTCTACTGGATATAGATCGACACCACTATGCCACCGATCACGTCCCGTTCCGAAACCAGACGTTCTTCCTGCATTGGCATATGCCATTGTAGAAGACAATAGGGGGAAGGTATAGCCACTTGGTCCTTCTGTTTGTTTGGGTTGACGAGGACTACCCAAAGGCCGAGATTTACCTTCAGCTTCCGCCGCTTTTTGTAATTGAGGCATTTCAGCATATCGACCAGGAGATTTTTTAAGTTTTCCTGCATAGTATCTACTCATATCCCCTATGCTAGTATCACCCAATGCGCTAGCTTGTTTGGCGCGTTTCCCCCGAATCATTGGGCTAGAAGGAACATTAAAGTTACCTTCAGCAGCTGCCTTTCTCCACTGCATTCCATTAGGAGAAAATTGATTTGCTTGCAATATCGCTGCTTGTTGTGCTGGATTCAGTTTACTCAAATCCAATCCAACTTTGGCATTCCTCTTACCAAATTGATAGTGGTCGAGCCATGCGCCATAAGTTTTAATTTGATCTTCTGGTGAAGCATTGACATATTCTTTTTAAGTTAGTCCACCAATTCTACCATTTTTAACACTGGGGTCTTTCCATGTAGCTGCACCCATTTGGGTCAAGCCGCGATACGATCCAGTTCTTTGTCCTGGGTCCCACCCAGATTCCATTTTTATAACTTGAGCAATAGCAGCAGGATCGACTCCATGTTTTTTGGCTACTTGATTAAGTGCAGCCATAACTTTTGCATTATTACTAAACCTTTTGGGGATACCGGCTCCACCCTGCAGACCTTTGCCACCAGTTGGAATATCACTACCCCATGTAGATGCTTTACCTGATTTACCACCTTCTCCCGGTAAGCCGCCCCACCTCTGGGCTAAATCGTCTGCTGCTCCACCACCACCGGTTTCTCCTGGAAAACTTCTTCCTCCTCCGCTGCCGCTACCGCCCCAACCCCCCATACCACCAAATCTACCCATACCGCCGCCACGGAACGCACCACTACCGAGTGCAGGCCCGCCCTCAACAGCTAGAGGGATACCGGCACCAAACACTGTGGAGTGGCCAACACGGCCCATCTCAGCAACTTGGCTTGACCTCGGTCTGGATAATCCAGATGTGCCTCCACCCTTTATTCTCTTTTTCTCTTCCTCAAATAGATACTTGTACATATCCTGGAAGAATTTCTTATCAGCACCTTTCTCGGGCGTATTCTCCTGAAGCCAGTCAGACCAAGTACGATTTTTCTTCCCTGGCATTTGCCGCCCTGGTGACTTTGGTTTTTTGTGTCTGGGAGAGTGCTTTCCAAATATTTCATCAGGAAACATATCAAGGAAGGGTTTCATAAATTCCGCTTCTTTATTCTTGCCTGCTGAACCGCCTTTTGGTCCAATCATCGAATCCATAGGAATACCCTTTTTCCTATAATAATCTCTTAGTGTCTCATTTCCTTTTAGGTGTTTCTCTTTCCATTTTTGAAATTTCTTTGGATCGTTTATGGGAGGAATCAAACTCTCGAATGCCCCGGCTTTTGCCGTTCCGCCCGCACCTTTTCTTCCTGCAGCCTGGGCACCGCCAGCACCAAAGAATGCTCCTGCAGCACTAGCTCCTAGTCCACCAGCAGCTAGCATACCCAATATAGCTAATAGCCCTTTCTTACCAAGCATACCCCCGGCCAGTCCTCCGGCCATTCCTGCGCCGCCGCCAACGAGTGCGCTATTCATCATGGTAATACCTGCCGGTACCCTATTCATGATCTTACCAATACCAAACTTGTTCAGACTGGCTGAAATACCAGAGGCATTGACACCCCCGCGCACCATTCTCATCCACATTGGCATATCTTTGGCAAATTTGGAATCGGTTGCTGTCATAGCACCAAGTCCACCAGAACCACCATCACCACCACTAACACCCTGTGCAATCATAATATTCATACGCTGGCGCAATCTGTCAATCTCAGATTCGTGCTTAACAACGGATGACGAAATTTTATGGATTTCGTCTGATACCTCATCCAGGCGACCGATAACCGGTTTGGTTAAATCAGTCATGCGCTGGGAAACTTCCTCAGTGGCTTTCAGGATGTTTTGTTTGGAAATCTTCTCGATGTGTTTGGAGCGTTCATCCATGCGATGCATATCTTCGCCGAGACGAAGTGTTACATCAAACATAATACCGAAACGCTGATCGAGATTCTTTGCAGTTTTTTCTAGGCCAAGTAATAGGTCTTGGTTAGATACCATACCATCGTTTTTCCTGGCCTTCTTTTTGATCTGGTTGATCTCTTCGATAGCCGGGAGGTTATCAACGATGTCCATCTTGATGGCGGCCCATGTCGAGAATGCCTCACCAATGGCACCCATACGACCAACTGTAGCAGATGCCAGCTTACCACCAATAATACGCGCAAAGGCTTTCTTATCACCACGTACCTTCCATTGGATAGCACGCCCAACAGTACCGCGCAGAACAGTCTGTTCTGTCATCGAGAGACCGGCACCAACTAACCTTTTACCCAACCCATATTTCATATTTGGGTTGGCATAGTTATCCATCAGAGTCGTGACTTTACGAATTGTACTAGTCAGACTACTTTTTGGTTCAGCATTCTTGCTGGCCGATGGCATAAACAGACTAGCCAGCGTGCCGATCTTTGGTGTTGGTCCCGCCATTTAAACTTTTAACCTTGCTCCGTCTGGAGTAAATGCATGAGTTACTCCTTGTTGTTTTTGTTGTGCGGCTTTCTCTGCCTCCATATCTGCCAAAATCAAATCTTGATATAGGTCTCTTTCAAATGGTATCATATTCTCGATGTCGCTACTCACAAACTGGTGGTACTTCATCATATTAAAGATCGTTTTGTAGTAATTCTGTAGATTGTTATGCGACATCAAAACATAAAAAAATCGTTTAACGATGTCAGTTCGATTGTTTTGTCTTCGCCATTATCGTTTTTATACTTGATCTCATGTTTAAGAGTTGGTACGGACCCCAAAAATTCTCGTATTTTGTAATAGATGTTTGATGTAATATTCTCCTCAACAAACTTTTCCATTGCCTCTTGCGTTTCTTTGGTAAAATCATACACTGTTTCCCCATCGAAATAATTGAGCATTGAATTGACAACAAGTGCATTCATGAAGTCATCTTCTGTTGTAATACTCTTGGTCTGATCATAGAGCTGGGATGTCGGATACCGCAGTGTAATGCCGTTGGTCTCCCCCATCATGATCACCTTGTCTTTCTCCTCTGAGAAGTCCACCTCAACCTTATTGAGATCGATATCAAACTCGCGCTCCTTGTTATCGTCATCATCGCGGAAGGTAATCTTGACCATATTATCAACGGACATGGCGCGAATCTTCAGGAATAGATACTCAACATCAAATAGCGTGAGTTCATCAATGTGAATATCCTGGCAGCAGTTATTCACGACCTGCTTTACCGCTATGAGTTTGTCTCCGTAGTCTTCTCCCTCTTTGGCCATCAGGAGAATCTTCTCCTCTTTTACTAACATAGGTCTAACCATAATTTCCTTCTTATTGGAAGGAACGGTCATTTTAAACATAGGCAATGTCAATTTAGGTAGCATCTAGATCATCCTTTTGAATACTGTTGGGCACCAATTGTTTTTGGTAGGTCATACCATTCAAGGAAACTAAAGTTCACTGTCATTCTCAATAGGCTATTCACATCTGTCCAATTGAGAGCTTGATCTGCGATAGCTATTGGGAATAGGTCTCGCACATAAATGATTCTGGAGGGTGGTTTTTCGAAGTTCGGAGGAGGCCCGGATTCCAGACCATAGATCAGGATACGGGCGTCTGTGATGTACGAACGTCGATATGAGAGTTCATAGGGATAGTGGGGCGATCCACCCAGGGTATTATTGATCGCCTCACCATCACTGATAGCCTCATCTGTGCGGGCCAGCGGAGACAGATTGATCATGTGTATCCAATCCAAGAAAAACTGCCAATTCTTGGACTCTCCATCATCGAAGAAGGTTACATTCAGATCGTTGAACTTGGTAACATAAGGTCGCTTCTGAATAGGTCCATATGTGTACTTCCTGGCCTCGGTGGTCTCCAGGTTAATTCCTGGAGTGTTCAGGGCCTCACAATAGTATTCCAGATAACGAACCGTATCTTTCACCCTGGCTGTTCTATCGGCGTTGATGCCACCGCCCACACCCCACAAACCTTGTGGTATCGTGAACTCCATCAAGAACCTATTAGACCTCAGAATATCGTCTTCGCCAACCGCAGCTCTAAATTGGCTTATATTAAATCCTCGTTTTGCCATTAGATTGACCCTATTCCGAGATGCCTACGGCTATCATTCCAAACTTTGTATTTGGATGCGCCGACGAAGCGTTCTGTTGGTAGTAGTAATGTCAAATCCCATTCTTCGGGATCGACAACATAAATCCTGGAACGCAATCTGGCATTGCCATATCTGTGAATGGTTGGTTGGTAGAAACGAATCTTCATGGACTTCTGTAGTGTATTATAGCTGATATTCAATTTAGCATTCTCATTCAGGTGTTTGTTATTGTATAGCTCATATAGACTGTCCAATAGATCAACGCGCAGGCGCGGGGAAATATAGTGTAAATTCAGCCCAAGCCATCCTTTTTCGTACATATTTATCGGAATAACCAAAGGAAATGTATCGAAGTAGGGCATTGTCTGCTGGCTTTTTGGCAGGGGCTCATAAAAGTACATCAACATGCGTCCAATAAGCCTCCTGGAGAGGCGGCGCTGGGGGAGAAGCCTGGGTCGGTTCCGGGACATCAACTCATGCCCAGAGACTGTCTTCATTGCATCTCGAAACCATGCAGTACTTTCTTCCCTGGCTTTAGGAATATTGGCAAGCAATTCTTTATAGCGACTACGCATGTATGTGGTTGTTGCCATCTATTTTTTCTTCTTTTCGATTTTTGGAAAAAGTTGTTTTTCTGTTAGCACCTTGAATTTAATCCCTCGATCTTTACACCATTCCTGTGCAAAGGCCCATTTTGATTGATTTACCTCATAGGTCATGATCTCATTCAGTAACCGCCGCCTGTTCTTATGGGGCTTGGGTTTGATGCATTGGTTATAGGGTTTGACCTCTATCAGTTCCTTCTTACCATCTTTGTACTCAACATAAAAATCAGGGAAATATCTGTGCCACTTCTTATCCTTGGGTGATAAATACCTAATACTAAACTCTTCAGAGGCCCAACGTAACACAGATGAATCATGGTCTAGTTGCATCATCACCTTGAACTCCCAGTGAGAGCGGTAAATGATATTTTTGGGATTACCCATGTACTTTTCTGTATGTATTGGTTTGAAGTATCCCTTATGCGCCATCTGCGATAATCCTAAGCTATTAGGTATTTAGCATAAATAAAACAAAGGAACAGGCATGGCATTTGATATCCAACAATTTGGTAATTTTACCGGACAATCCAAGGCACCGTTTACTCGTACAGAAACGGCAGACAACACTGGATTTTTCCGTGGAGTATCTGCCCGC